TCGAACTTTAAGTTTTGTTGAATTTTCAAGAGTTTGTTTAATCTCTTGACTTTATATAGAGATATTACAGAAAAACTTTATAAGAAGCAACTGAAATGTGACAGCTTTTGGTGAGTTGGTTGTTTTTCTTTTTATTAAAAATCACCGCTTAACACTTCTTTTTGGCTTGACCAATAATCTACAATGGTTATACCAAGAGTAACAGCACGCTTATATTTAGACGATGTTGTATCGCCGCCAGTAATAAGAGCATAACAATCTTTTGTGACTGTTGATGTTACTTTGAAGCCTTTGTTCTCAAGACGATCTGCAAGATCACCACGAGTCATATCCAGCTTACCTGTAATACACACTTTACGAGAAGGGGTTCCAACTGTTTCTTCAACCGTGACATTCTGTTCAAGTTGAAGAGGAAGAGTTGTGACCCAATCTTCATTTTCGTCGAGCCAAGATAAAACTGAATCAACAGTAGAAGGGCCAATACCTTTTATTTCTGTGGTTTCAATATCTCTTAGATTTCTGAACGCTGGAATCTTGCTAATAATTAGTTTAGCCGCTGATCTACCAACTCCAGGTATGCCAAGGGAAGCAAGAACAATATCATAAGGTTTGGTTTTTGTTCTTTCAATCTCAGCTTCGACTTTAGCACCGTTAGCGCCAAGTTTATCCCAGTTTTGATCTTCAAAGATATCAACTGGGTGTGTTAGCCCCATCTTCTGAACAGAAGCTGGGCCTAATCCTTTGATATCAATAGTTTTGATAAAGTGTTCCAAAACTTTTGATGTGTTTATATTATTCTTATCTGCAATCACGAGTCGAGGACCATCTCTTTTTGTTTGCATACCAATGGTCTGTTCTGCGTGATTTTGGGTAATCTTGATTCTATGCTCAGAGTGTTGGACAACCCCTATAAATTTTGGTATAACACCACCAGCACGTTCAATTTGAATTAAATCACCCAGCCCAAGATCGTGTTCTTCGATAATACCTATATTATGAAGAGTTACACGTGAAATGGTGGCGTCATCGAGCACAACTGGCTCGACAACGCCTGTGGGATTTACTGTTCCTGTTCGACCAACTACCCACAAGACGTCTTGTAGTGTAGTAATTGCGGTTTCTGTCATACGCTTTTTCAGAGCCACAGCAAATCGAGGATACTTTGATGTATACCCCAGTTGTTGTGATTTAGCATACGAACTGCAACGATACACTACTCCGTCTTGAGGATATTCCCAAGCGCGGTCTTCAAGAGCTGTAAAAAATCCCAACCCTATTAAAACTTTCATACGAGGCAAGTAATCCATATCGATTCCGAGCCAATCGTGTGCAATAAAATTAATATTTCTATCTTTAAATTCATGCGCAGATTTTAAGCCTAACGCGCCTGATACGTAATTTCTGAAGTTTTCAACTTGATTATCTGTAACACACTCGCCGTTAACAACAATTTCATCAAACTGTGTATCAATACGATGTGGAACATTTTTAATCCATTCTGCAAGATGTGTTACATCTTCGCCTTGTTCTCCGTTACCACGAGTTATGGCAAGCTTAAGCTTGCCTCTACGATAAACAAGAGTGAGATTAGAACCATCAATTTTTGGAAGTATAACATCCATCCAAGGTTCAACTTCTTCTTCTCCTTCATAAATCTTACGAAGAGAGTAAAGTTTATAAGGATGTGTAATTTTACCCGCAGCACCACCTACACGAAGAGTTGGGGAATCGTGGTCACGCCAACCTTGTGCTTTTTCCATCGCTTCAAGTTTGTCATACAACTGATCATACTCACCATCTGAGATGGTTGGGGCAGACATGTCATAATACGCTTGATTATGTATTTGGATAAGTTGTTTGAGTTCTTTGTAATTCATATAAAGAATATATCAGAAAAAAAGAGGAACAATCAATAGAAAACTCGCAGTATTACGAGTTTTCTACCATCTTAATTAAATCATCAAGATACCAACGAGCTTTTTTAAGATCTTCAAGCTGTTTTTCTTTAGTATCATGCTTAAGATTATATCGAGTAACATACTTTATAACGTTACCTTGTGAAAAACCCATATCCCAAGAATCAATATATGTTGTAGTCTCAATACCTTTATTATAGTGAGGTGGGTGATTCACCATATCTACATCACGATTTAGATAATCACGTATCTTTTTCTCTTCAGGCGAAGAAGAAATCTGTCTACGAGTAGTTTCACCGAAATTACGTTCATATACCGTTTTACCTCCGTCTGGGGATTCATAAATTTTAGGATTTACAATATCATGATGAGACCGAGACTTTTCAATTCTATGTTTTCGTTCAGATTCTTCTTCTTTTGTTTTTCTTGAAAGAAACTGTTCAAAAGTTTCATACTTATCCATATAATCTCCTACTTTGAATGAGGTGGCATTTTTGATTCAACGAACCAAACATGTTGGCGAAGTTTTGGGTGGTACTTACGCATACGCAACTTTTGCGCATTACGTAATTGAGTTAAGGTTTTAGCATGTATAAAATGATATGAAGCTGAATCTCTCTTCTCACCTTCTGGTATCATCCATACTTTATTATTTCTATTCTTTTTAGCAGCCATTATTCTACCTTATCTTTAACAGCTTTAAGAAGTTTTTGAAGATTTTCTTTTTTATTTAGATTTACTCCATCAACTTCAATTTCAAGGATTTCTTCGAGTTCACGAAGCATAACTTTAACCGTTTGAGAACGATCTTCTTCTTCAATAACTGGTTTTTCATAAATCTTTAGTTGAACTAATTTACTTATAACACTTCTATAACCTTTTGAAAAGTGAGAAGCTAATTCATATACGTCTTTTTGGTTTTCTTCAGTATACATTTTAATTAGCTCTGCTTCTTGTTCATCATTCCAGGCTTTAACGCTCATTTTTACTCCAATTCTAATTTTAATTGCCTGCTCCAAACATATCGTTGAGCTACGGCTTCACTTGCGTCTTCAAGTAGAGGGATAAGAGAGCTTACTTCATCAGCAGGGATAGAAAATCCAGACTTAGTAGGATACCATTGTCCAGTATCTCCATCCATCGCATATTCTCTAATATGCAGATAAAGAATTTCTCTAAATTCATTTATAGTAACTTTTACAGCATTTCCATTTGGCTTATGAAAAGCTGTTCCGAAATCAATATTCATAAAATCTCTGTTTTGTCTATATTAATAAAGTCTTTTAACCAAGGGGTAACTGGGTAAGCTTTAAATACTTGTACTAATGAGTATCTGGTTTCAGTTTTTGAGTTATTCATCATACCATGCGCTACTAAATCTGGATCAAAAAGAACTGTTTCTCCTGCTTTTAAGCTAAATTGTTCTATATTACCATTTAATTGAAATTGGTATATAAAATCATCACTGCCTGTAAGAGCTGTAACAGCTCTTAAACGAAAATCTTCATTAGACTCAGCATTAACATTATTATCATCTGTGTGTAAAGGAATCGTTTGTCCAGGATCTTGTTTATGAACTCTAACACGGGTTGTTTCAAATTCAAAAAAATCAATTAAAGGTTTACACAAATTATAATATTTTGTATATTTAAAATCTTTTGGGTTTTCAACTGGTTTATTTCTATAAAAACTATGTATATTTCCATCTACACTTTTTATAGAGACTGCATCTACATTACCAGCAAGATCATAATCATCGTGTGGTTTGAAGTTTAGTTTAGATAGCCAAGAATTATTAAAAACTAATTTAGTTTTAGCAATCATAAGCATAAATATAATCCTTAAGTCTGCTTCCTTCTACAGGACGGTCTAAATAGTCTTTACCAAGAATCCAAAGATTAGGGTTTTTTTCTTCTAATTGTTTAACCCATATTTCATAACAATCTTTAACACCACTCAGTCCTCTTGTATATTGTGCACCTACCGTATGAAAAGCATTACTCCACCAAATAAGAGAATTTTCATCTTGAGACACTTTAGATGTAACTTTTTCAGGCTTTTCACAAATATCACAATGAATATAAGAATGAGAAAGAGTTTTATACCTATCCCAATGATTTTTAATATCTTTTTCTGTTCCCCACCATTTTATCTCTCTTTCCCAAAGTTCTTTTCTTGAGAGAGTTTGTGTCTCATTCCCACCAGTTTCATTAATTTGATATTTTCTTTGAGCGTAGTCTAAAAAAGCTGGATAATCTTC